TTAAGTACCAAACCATGTCCCTGTAACAAGCCGATATAATAAATACAAAACCATTATTAAAAACAACATCCCACTAATAAGCCTAAAAATCAATATCATAATTGGGTTTTCATTGTAACTGTTATCAGGAGAGTATAAGCCCAATAATAAAGGATTATATATGCCGATTCCAGTTACAATGAGACCAAATATACAGATATAAAACTGTGGATCAATATTTCGAAAAAATCTAATTAATTCACTCATTTATATACTCAAAATAATCTTTTAGTAATAATACAAACAACACAATATATACAAAAACCCGCAGTGCATAGCACTGCGGGCAATAGCGCCAAATTATTTGGAGTACAATTCTATCACCACTAAAAATCCTTATTATTATTGAGTTTATAGCGTTAAAACTTTTAAAAGGTTGAGTAACAGTTGAGCAACGTGCTAAACTTATAACAAGTTTTAACGATTTATATAATATATACTATTATATAAATTTAGTCAAACATCCTACTATCTTACATAAAAATTTATGGCAACGTGTTCCATTTTGGAACATGTTCACATGAGTCCACCTGCTCATGCTCAGGAGATAATTGGATCACCTCTCTATCGATGAATCACTACTCCGATTACTGCTCCCGCTCCCACCATCTGAGATAGGTTGCGCTGCATCCGTAGTCGTTTGATTGTTTTCTTGTCGTTCTCTATTTGCCCTTTCAATTCGGTCAATGAGTTCTGCATTTCTGACAAGGTAACCTCTTGCTTCATGGATAGCATTTTGGCTTTCATCAATTCTGTTTCCAATGTCGATATTGTATTGTGTGCTTCGTTCAATTCTTCCCTTTGCTTCATGACTAAGGACTGTGCCTCGGTCAATGGCAGACTGGATGTCTCTATTAAGCTCAAGGCTTTCTCGTTGTTGCTTTTCAATTCGTTCCACTGTGTTAAGGGAATCGTTATGGTTGGTTCCGCTTGGCTCGTGGAAGATGTACCAGAGGCAAAAGACGGATAGGAGCACAATAGCACCGATAATATAATAAAGCTTAGGATAGCCAGTAACTGTAGACTTGATTTTTTCATACATATATACCCCCTATATAGTACTGCCCCATTGCTGAGCGTAATATTTAGCTTTCATTCGTATTACATCGCCACCACTTCCAGGTTCATCACCTTGGGTAACTACCCATAAGTCCCAACGCTCACATGTAGTAGTTGGCCCATATGGATCATGTGCGTAAAATCCGTCCATGTTATCCGCTGCTTCAGCATGGGTTAACACGTTGCTAATGCTAGCAGGTAGTCCTAGGTCTACACATAATACTGCAACTACTTGAGCTAGCGTTTCAATTTGTGCAGCAGTCGGTGGATAATCACCTAGGTCATTTACCCATTGAGCTCCATAAGCACAATCTAAGGATATACCTACAGCTCTGCCATTACGCATCCATGTGTGGCTTTTATGGTCTGTTAGTTCACCATCAATGTAAATATTACCGTACCCATCAATATTGATGTGGTAATCGTCAAATTGTTGATTATATCGTCCTGCAGTCCAGTGCAGATATACTTTATCAATGTAACCTACAGCCCTACTGCAGTAGTCGTTTAAGTCGCTTAAACTAACGTTTATCATCCGCACTCCCCCTTTCCATCATAGGCGGTCCCTTTTGTTGTTCTTCTAGCTTATCAGGTACACCGTTATTATCCTTATCTATCCAAAGTGCTAAGAACCCTACAAGGGCAGTTAGTACGCTTGGTATAAAGATATGGTCAATAATGTTAATACCTGTGCTAATTAATTTCCCTGTTTCATCGGATACATACCCTGTGGCGAACGCCATTACATATTCGATGACTACTAACAATATAGGTACTAGCATGACGAGGACTAATGCCCTCGTCGCTAATACACCTGTAGGGTGGATGTTGGCCACCCTAACAGATTTAAATACTTTCTTAGCGCTGTCCATGAGCCGAGGCGGTATGATCATGTAATTCCTCCCTTAACTCATTAATTCGCTTTTCCATAGATTCGAGCCTAGTGGTTAACATCATAAAGGTGGTTGCTGACTCAGTACGCTCCGTACGTGACTGCTTCATTTCATCCTTTAGTTCGCCTAGTGTATCAAACAATGCGTTCCACTTGCCTGTGAATTCTATGCTATCTTGTTTTCGTTGTGCTTCCAGACGGTCTAATAGAGGTACTATCAGAAGCCGATATCCTGCACCTGCTACTATGCCTACGATAGTTAATGTCGTAAGCAAGTCGTTCAACTCAAACTGCCAAGTCCAGATGATATGCACCTCCTCTTACTCTGTTCTAACTAAGTATGGATTATAAATGTTCGCTTTCGTATGTACCGCCATTCCATTCCATATGGTCTTCAAGAGTTACTCTTACGCTTCTCTCATTGGTTGTAATGGATACAGTGCCTTGATTTGCCCTAGTTTCTAAATTAACATTGCGAGGGTTTTTGATGATAAATGTTAAGCCGTCATATTTTTTAGTGGCTTCATCGCTATCAAGCATTGTTTTTTGTGTTTCGCTGACAATTTCAAGCACATCAATATCAGCTTTAGTCCATTTACCTAACCAATTAAAGGAACTGCCGTTATAATCAGCTAATTTCAACACTAACTTTTTACCGTATTTAGTAAATTTTGCACCTGCTGCGTCTGTGTAAGTATCATCTGCTGTGGTAGTTTCAAGACCTTTGATGGAGATAACACCTACTTCACGGTCTGCCAAGTCATAGTAAGATACTTTGATATCATCTTGGCCAAATGCTTTGATTTGAACCCGCATATTGTCGGATACAAACTCTTTCTTATCCCCGCCGTCAACGGAAACCTTAAAGTGTGGTTCCCCTTTGAGGTCTAAGAAAGTTTGACCTTCAACTGGTTGGAAGTATTCGAGCTGTTTGAATTCTACGTGGATAGTATCGCCTAATAGCTCTACCAATTTAGCGAGCACTGTGTCTACGCTCGCATCAGGCAAGTACACGTTTTTATTTTTCAAAAGTTCTGCTGCTTTTTCAGCACTACCTGCATCACCTTTAGGACCTTTTACGCTTTTGAGAAATTCGCCATCTTTCTTTAATATTTGAGCCGTCTCTTCCGCGCTACCTTTATCACCTTTAGGACCACGTAAGCTATCTAACCATGCTTGCTCATCACCTTTGAAGCCGTGAGCCACTGCGATAGCATAAGCAGATTTACCCAAGCCTTCTAACAACGGTAATGTTGTTTCTTTGTCAAATTTGATTGTTAAAGTATTGTTTGTTTCAGCCATGATAAGTTACCTCCCCTTTAATCATGCATTGAAATGTCCGGCACGATCGTAATCGTACCTTGGCCAATCTTTAGCCAACGTTCGTCATTATAAAGGAATGCGTCATAGATATAATCGCCACCCTTTATTTTCTTCTCCGCCGACTCTTGGCCAGAAATAAAAAACCTTACCTGTTTAGACTCTACCACAGAATGCAACTCTAATATCATATTGTCATATGGGCGCTTGCGAATTTTACAAGCGCCTTTGTATTGACTTAACGTCATATCGCTATCTGGCGGTACAACATAACTGATACTAAAGTCTTGTCCAGCGTAGAGTGTTAAATCTTGTTCGACCATATAACCTCCTTATTGTCGCGCAATAACCAATATATATAGTTCGCCGTAGGAATATGAGTCTGCGTAGTAGTCTCTATTTTCGCTACTCCATTCACGAGAGCCTTTTTGCTCAACTACCGCTCTACGAGTTCCGTCAATACCTATATTAGTTTGATTAGATTCATCAGGGATAGACTTATCTTCCTTAACCATATAGATACTACACTTTCCTAGATAACGTGACTTTTCCTGGTTATATTCGTCTTTAGTCATGCGGATTTTAGCAATGCCTGACTCGTACGGCCTCGGCAATTTGCCTCTAAAATAGCCACCAGAAGAGTCAAAATATTTCTCTGTAATAACATACCCAACAGGCACAAATATACATTGCTTTTCGTTAAACCCTTCTGGCAGTGGACACCAGTCCCCATGACGAACTTTGTAGATTTGCACGTCGATGTTTCTGATTTTAAACCCAGCTTGCATGATTGATTGAGCGTCAATACGTGAGGCTGTGATATTAGCACCTTTTATATTGCCGTTACGATCTATCTCAAAAGTGCCAGTACTATTTTTAAACATGCCGCCTGTGATAGAGCCCCCTGTTAGGTTGCCAGTATTTACTGTGATAGATGATAAGCTATCGACATGCATATTACGAGCTGTTACGCTGTTGGCTTGTAGCATCTTATTGGTGATGATATTATCGTCAAACAAGGCCTTGCCGGTAACGTGCAAGAGTTTACCGTCTATCCTTGCTCCTGTAGAGCTTAGATTGATGCGGCTGATTATTTCATCACCATTCAATGCTTTTAATTTTAGGTCGATGCCATTTGCTAATTGGCTGAACTGAGTAGCCATATTAGTGGTTAGATTTTGCACTTGCGTGGAATAAGCATTAGCAGTCTTTGTAAGCTCCTTAATCTTATCGTCCATAGCCTTAATGCCAAGAGCTTCCTTGTCGATTAAAGCCGGGTCAATACTAGCCGGTACTGAAGCACCAACAATATTTGAGTAAGCACCCTCGCCGAACACATCAACGTAAGCGACTTTAACATTAATTATGCCTGGGTCACGAGGTATCATATTTACATTGGAAGTAACGAAATACTTCTCTGTTCCGATGTAAATATTAGCGCCTATACAAGTATCAGGGATACTGCCAAAGACTACACTTACACCTGTAATATTGCCTTTTACTTTGACATTTGTCGGAGCACTAGGAATAGGTGCGTTATAGTCTAGTCTAAGAGCAGGACCATATCCTTTAACAGGATTGTGTGCGTAAATAAACACCGCGCCTCTACGAGCCGATAACTTAATTTCAGAGCGGATATCTGTAGTCTTGGCTAGTAGTTTATTGGACTGTCCGACATTACTATCAAGGCGTACTTCGTAGTAATCGATGTAGGTATTCTCTACTGGGTCCCATGCAGCAGTGATCGTCTTACCGATTTTCACCTCACCACGAGCCGGTGCTTTAGGTGTAGCCACACTCTCAGCGGATACCGTTGCAGTAATACGAGCCTCAGCCTTACCGCTTTCATTACCGGATGTATCAATAGCAGATAACTTGAATTGGTAATTGCCGGTATTAGGTATGAAGTACGAGTAGGATGTACCGCCTATATGTTTAATCAAGACCACATCGTTACCGTCATAGAGTGTGTATCCATGTAGGTCAGCCTCTCTATTAGGTTCCCACGATAAGTGAAGTACGCTACTATTAACTGCGTCCTGCGTTACCTTAAAGCCTTTAGGTGTTGCCGGCGGTATTTCCTTACCACTCACATACACCGCACGCTCTACGCCTTCATACTCAGCGCCAGCGTTATTGGTACATACAATCTTAACGTCATAGTTGACGTCAGTTGCCACACTCGGAATGGTTACGCTAGTAGCACTACCATCTAATACCTTGAACTGTTGCCACTCCTTAGCAGTTACAGGCTTGTAATATACGATGATATTCTTGGCCACTTTCCCTCTTGGTAGTTGCCAAGTACCATTAATATCACAGAGTACAGTACCGTCCTTTAAGGTCTTAACGTCAGCAAGTAATACTAAGTTAATAACCTTAATCACATCAGACTTAGTTGTATAATCGATGATTGGTACTGATCCATCATCACCGGCGTACAACTCAGGATAGTATTCGATACAGGATATCTTGCGTGTCATTTCAGAGTTGGATTTGCTAATCGATAGCACCCTAAACGGTTTAGCTTCCTTGGTTGCCTCACCATAGGTATATAAATCGTCGGTCTGAATAACTGCATTATTAGCAAGCGTTACAGTTTTACCAGTCACGCCTGTTACATCGTAAGACTCTAGCGCATCGGTTTTAGCGTTACGTACCATAAGTCGATAAGTCTTACCTCGCTCAAAAGTAACCTCTCTATCAAGGACTACTTTATTGCCTACAGCAGACTCTACACGACCGCCTTGCCCCCAGTCTGTCACATCGTGTTGTAATAGGATTACATCCCCTATTGTGCACGCTATGGCGTCTGTAAAAGCCTCGAAGGTACAAGTTCGCACTTCGTACTTATTTGCCCTTAGGTAGTGCTTAGCGTAATTGTAGGCTTGGCCTACATCAACACACCCCATGAGCTCGACTTGTGCTGGACTAGTGAGGGATGTAGTCACATCATACTCTTCACTGAATACAGGAAGTACATCACGTTCATAGTCTTTAGCTTTATTGAGGAAAGATACCTCGATAGCGTTTGCCCTAGATGATGTAGCCTGGAACTCTTCCATGAAGGAGTCCATTTTGATATTGCCAACAGTAAACAACTGAGTAGGTGTAGCAGCATAATCGTAAATACAACTAAACCGAGTACCTAAAGGTATTACCTTACCTCTACCAACATTCTCAGCGTATTTAAGCGCATCCCATACTTGGCTAGCGTTGTCATAAATGTAGTTAAATGTAATATGCTTTTCGTCGCACTTATCAGCCCATGCCTTAAATGCGTCATATACGAAGCGTTCACGAGGTGCACCTTTAACTACATACTCATCGCCAATCTTCCGGCAATGGTGAAGGATATCATAGCAAGCCCACGCCGGATTATTAGCCGGTTTAGACTCATACGCTCCAGTGTAGGTATTAAATACCCATACTGTTTTACGCTCTTGTATCCATGTTACGTTTGGATCATTACCATTTAATTGGTCAGTAGCTAATGCCTTAATCCCGATAAGCACCTTGCCTGGATGAATGAAATCATCATATACAATCTGAGTTAACTGCGACCAATATACTTTGTTCACGTGTCGGTTAGAGTTACCGTCCTTATGTGCACATCGCATACGGACCTCGTACTGTCCTGGTTCTTTTACATCGAACCGGAACACACGATAGATAGCTTTATTTGAGCTATCCTTGATAACACCGGTATATTGACTGTTGTCGATAGACGTTCTGGAATGACTGTTACGTTTAAACCAGCGATTATCTGTCTTTTCGAGCATGGCGCTTTGGCCACCATTGTTACTAATCGGCAGTGGTATCCACTCTGCAGAACCAACTTTACGATAGCCACCTTCAATAGTGACCGAGGTTTCGCTTAATCCGCCCTGGTCGTTTGAATAATACAAACCGTTAGGGAGTGAAATAGTAACCTCTAGCGCAGTAGATAAGTTACCTTGCGTTTGGTGGATAGACCAGTCATTCGTAAGCTCATACGTCAACGGTTGGTCAGCATAGTTATCATTGAAGTTAGTGATAATCTCTTGGTCATTTGTACCAAGCCTAACATCTAGCTGAACTTCCTTATAGTTGCCGATAGGGTTACCATTTAATTTAACGTCTGTTATAGCGTCAATAGGGCCCTCTCCGGCACAGTATAGTAAGTTAAGATATTGCTTGCTTCCGTCACTTGTTACGTGGCGAGATATAAGCATACCTGCACTTTTACACTTGCCGTAGGTAATGGCTAACGGATGACCTTGGCCAATAACTGTCTGTGCACCTTGCCACCCATAAGTAGCGGACTGCTCGGTATTAGAGCTATCTGTCTTAGGTGTAGCTATTTTAGATATGATCGCGTTACCAATCATCCCGATAGCCATTGCTGCTAACGTACGACCTAACACGCTAGTAATACCGAATATCGCACCGGAGGCAATACCGGCAGTAGCTATTGATAAACCAATAGATAACAAGATAGCGAATGCTTGTTTTTCAAGTTTAAGTAGAACTACCACGTAAGCTTCATCAGTAGGTGATGCGGTAGCATCAACTAACTCACCATTAATGGAGTACACCCATTCGCCTGGTTCAGTGAAATACTGGTTAAGCTTTTTACCTTCAACAAAAGGCACAAGGGTCTCTTGTCTAGTGGTAAGGTCGAATGGGTTTCGAGCAATTACTAATCTAATCATTTTGAGCCTCCTTGTGCCTGTACACTCCTAATATACGTTTTCTTAATCTGTCCATTGGTACGATACACACCCCCGCATATTCGGTAGAATGTATCATCTTACCTTCGCCTACATATACCGCAATATGATCAGCGTTATTACTGTAGAGGTTCATGACAATTATGTCCCCTACTTCAGGCTCCTTGACTTCGTGCCAAGGTGAGTTCATATCCGGCCAATATGTCATATATGGGCCAAGATGAATACCAGCTCTCTTGTACACCTCTACCACAAGCTCCCAACAAGGCAACTCTTTCCACGGAGTACCTACTAGGTTATTTAGAGTTAGACGCATATAGTCCCCCTTGTGGTATTGTTGGCTCACCGCCAAATCTAACGCTGTTATTTAACTCACGACAGCGTTTTAGAGTTTTGTTACATGATTGTGCGTACCCTTTGTATCCGCACTCTACAGACTTAAATTTGAAAGGACAGTAGTCTTTCATTACTCGAACAGGTGGGAACCTACGAGAAAATGAGAAATCTGTGCCTAATGTGAACACTACCCAATCTGCTTTAGATTGGGATGCATTGATGATAAACGTTTCTTCTAGTTCAATGATGTCCGGTAAGTTAGTATTAAATATTCGAATATTGACCTCACAATCTGTGAGGCCTTTATTCTTTTCTACTAACCGTTGTATAGTGCCGGTTACATTCGCTACAGAGAGTTTAACGTTAGGCATCTGCTTAGTGTCCTCGTTAATATCCTCTAGCTTGAATGGGAACGCCGTATACTGCTTGCCACCTAATGTCAAATCTTCTGTGTTATTCACCAGAAGGATATTGCCTTCAGGGTGGTGTAGCTCAATAGCCATTACCCATGCTCCAGTGGAGGATATCTTATTCTTTTCGATGATTGATGCAGTTGATAGCGTTAACATCTAAGCCTCCTGTAACTGAATAGAACCTGTCCAAATCCCATAATCACTAGCAGAGAAATGGAGTTGGTCAGCGAACCTAACTCTAATCTTTGCCAGTGTTTCAGGGTGTGTCCAAAGGAATATCTCTGCAGTATTAACCTGGTCAAAGAAATTCCTTAGCTTGAGATACTCCGAAGTCGGTATCTTATAATTCACTGAATACGATCGTAACGCTTTCGTAGTTTTACGATGTGTTAACATCGTCATATTTTCTACCTGAGACTTACGACTTACATCAGGCGTTGTTTCATCGATAGGGTATATCGGATATCTTATGTTTGGAAATTCTAACATACGCTATACTGCGGCTGCCTTAATGGCATCACGCATACCTCCTTTGTTTGTCATAAGACTAGATACTACTACATCAACTATCATTTGTTCGCCATCGAACTTAGTTTCTTGTTGTTGGCTATCGAGTTGTTGGCCAGATTGGTTGATGATATTAACCGTTACTTTATTAGCTCCTTCACCGCCAATCATCTTACGTGTTTGGCTAGCATTGTAAATGCGATGAGAAGAGTTGAACTGTAAGAGCTCCGGACCATTCTCACCAACTAATGTCATACCTGCAGGAGCAATACCACCGCTTGCAAATTTACCAAAGCTATTACCTGTGAATGCGGAACTGAAAGAACCGCCACTAGCAAACGAAGATACACCGCCACGACCGGCGCCAATAGCACCGATACCGCTTACCACTCCACCGAATAGGCTTTGTAGCTTAGGTTGTACATACTGTTGGAAGGATAGGTTAACAAGCATTTTAATAATGCTATTCGTAATATCTTTAAAGATATTTTTAAGCCCCTTACCGAATGACTCAGCACCAGTTGCAATGTTTTCTAGATGACTAGTAAATGAGGAGTTAATACTGCTCATCGTACTATCAAAGGTAGACTTAGCTAGGTCGCCATAGTTCACTACCTCCAAGCTATACTGTCTAGCACCTTCTTGTAGGCTAGTGCGCAAGTTACGTCCTGCCATTTCCCATAGTTTTTGCTGAGCTTCAACGAGGTTCTTTTCTACTTGTAAGCGTTGAGTAGCGCTTAGCTGAGCTTCATTAAGTTCTCGTTGAGCGAATTCGATGTATGCTCGCAACTGTTCATTAAGTACTTGGTCTGCATCCGATTGAGATATCCGTCCAAGCCTTACTAAGTTAGATTGACGTTCAGAATCCTCGTTGAGTTGCGTATATGCTAACTCTCTGATTTTCTGTTCCGTATCAGCAGTAATCTTTAGCTTCTCGGCATTAGCTCTCTTTTCAGCTAATGTCTTATCGCCTACTGCTTTTGTGTACTCACGAACGTTATCGTCAATTTGAGCCTTTTGAGCTTCGGCTTCCGTCTTGAGTAATTGCAAGCGATCGCCTGTGCGTTCAAGGTCAAGTTTTGATATTTCCTCGTTCATCTTGCGTACACGTATCTTTTGATTACGGTCAGCTTCTTCGAGTTTCTTTTGATATACCTCCTCGTTCTTAGCCTTTGCTTCTGCTACTAAGTTGGAGTTAGCCAACGCTTTAGCATTTGCGTTTTTAAGCGCATCTGCAGAACCGGACACACCTACTAATTTAGACGTATCAACGTAGCCTGTAATCGCTCCAAAATCGCCCGAAATAGACTGCTTAGCAACTACCCCTGTACTAGAGTTAGCCCCTGTGTATCCGCCATTACCGTCCGCGATAACAATATGGTTATCACCAAGCACAACGACACCGTCACCAGCTTTAGGAACATATCCGTCACCTTCTGGGTGCCATGCTCCGGCTTCTGCCGCTGCATCCATAATAGATGGAACATACCGAGGTACATCCTTACCGAATGTTTCTTTTACGCTATCTGCAAACAACTTACCGCAATCTGTAGCCCAGGTGCCGTCTGCACCCAATACGTAGGCTTTACCTAGTTGAGCGTTAGCGGCATCTAGTACACCAGAGGCACTACCTGAGCCCCCTCCGACATTACCCAAGCCGGCTGCAGAACGGATAATCTCACGAATATTTTTATTATTCGTTTCGTATTGGTTCTTAGCGTTGAGCTTATCGATTTCATACTGACTGCCATCAATCTCTAAAGATTGAAGTGTAAGACTGCGAATAAGTTCATTGAGACGTTCTACAGAGCTCGCCAATTTTTCGGCTGCTTGTTCTGCCTTCTTAGCTGCCGCCTCTTGGGCTTTAGCTGCCTTACTAGCTTCTTCATTAGCCTTATTGATAGCTTCGTTATTAGTAAGACCGTTCTTAGCATTCTCGATTTCTTGCTCCATCTTAGCTTGCTCTTCTTCGGCTTTTTTCTTCGCAGCATCTGCCGCTTCCTTAGCCTTAATTGCAGCTTCAATTTGAGCACCTTCTTCTTTCGTTGCCAAACGATCGTTCTTGATTAGCCCAAAGAGTGAACTATCCTCGACCCAGTAACGTCCATCATGGTTAGCCATGTAAGCGGAGTTAGTACCAGGTGCGTTTAAGTTCTTATGGGCTCTAAGACCATTAACATCAACGCCTAGGTCTGTACCTTTGGTCTGTTCCTTATAGCGATAATCTAATAGTGCCTTACCGGCTAAGCCGATAGCGGTTGCTAATGCAAGCCAAGGTCCGGCAGCTGCTATAGTAGCCAATCGCATGAACTTCAATGCACTTGTAATAGACTGAATACCTGTGATTGCTATACTAGCTTCTAAACCGAATTTGATAAGGCCTGAGATAGCTTCCTTTTGTTCTGTGGCTAGATTGCTATAAGACTTCGTTAAATCGATTGCACCTTGTGCATATTCCATAACCACCGGTAAAAGTTCTTGACCAATCATAATAGCCAATCTCTTGCCGGTCTGTTCCATATCTTTCAACTGACGATTAAAGGCAGCGGACTTTTTAGCAGCTTCGTCATCAATGACTAACCCCATTGCCCTTGCACGGTCCTCGACTTGCTTCATGGCGTCTGCTGACATATTTAGCATTCCATGAAGTTGATACCCGGTTTTACCGAATAGCTCCATCTCAATCCGTGTCTTTTCAGCACCGTCCTTCATATTCCGTAATCGGTCTTGAATGACTTTAAATACTTCAAGGGTATTCTTACCCTCAATCTGATCAATGCTAATACCTAGCCGACTGAACATATCAGTAGCTAGTTTGCCTTCTGCGGATGCAACTTGCATTTTATCCTGTGCATTAGATACAGCCTTCGCAAATTTAGCGAACGCGACAGTACTAACGTCAGTAGCTACACCCATATAGTTTGCAACGGAGAGGAATGTACTTGCTTGCTCAGCAGTGGCACCCGTTAAGGATTGCATCTTCTTTACTGATAAGTTCCAAGCTAGTGCCTCTTTTGCGAGTTTAGAGCCTAGACCGGCAATACCGGCACCCGCACCAATGGCAAACATTTCATTCTTTAACTTTGAAAGCTCTGCAACTGTTCCCTTAGAGGTAGCGGCGATTTTCTCTAAACCGGCTTGAGCATTCTTATCGGTCAGTTGCACTATGATATCTACTACGTTATTCGACATCCTTATTCATCGCCTCCATTTCTAATCCCTCCAATATCCACATAAGACTAAATAACATCGGATTTAGATTAATGTTATTAATCTCAGCCACTGTACGTATAGCCGGATAATCAAACCCGGCTAATCCGCCCGAGTGGTAATTCCTTTGACTGCGTGATAGGTTATACAGTTTCATAGCCAGTTTTGAACCGAATAATAGGCGTGGTGGGTTAAAGTCACACTCGGAGCAGTCGAAGGACTGCTTTGTAGCGGTCTGTAATTCCTTACATCCCTTGCAGTACTTCGGCCTATCCGAGGACATCCACCTCCACGCCTCTTCTAGTTTTTTTCTGTTTCTTCTTGTAGTTGGTAAGTTAATGTAATGACTTCACCGGCGAAGTTCATTGCATCCTTATCACTTACAGTATTGAGTTGTTCGTCTGTGAGTTCGTATACGTCCGTTAAGATGAAACGCATAATATCACGACTACGTACAATAGATGCAACTTGATCATCAACATCTACTGGACAATACACGAAGTCTAGACCGGCTTTGATTAATGCATCACGTTCAGTCCATGTAAGGGCTCTTGGTTTTAATTCTTTACCTTGAATATTCATAGTTACCTCCTAATGAGTTAGATTAGTAAGATGTTTGGCTATTAACCAATTCAAATACTACTGCAGATTGACCGGCGTCATCGCCATAATATGCTTTGAATGGGAGTTCGATATTAACACCTTTAGGACCATCGATACCAGGGGAGTTACGTTCGTAAATCAATTCCGGTAATTTGATAGTCAAGGAATTAGTACCTTTAGTAAGCGTTAATTCTAAGCTAGATTCAGTACCATTTACTGCTTTATTTAATAGATCCATGTTTTGGAAGAAAGCTTTAATCGTGCCGGATACGCCGATAATACCTGTATCGATGTAAGTACGGAAGCCTTTACCACCGATAGCATAAGAGTCACCGTCCAAGCCGAAGTCGATATCAAGGCTCATGGACAATACGTTCGCTACCGTAACGCCACCTTCTTTTATGGTGGCTTCGAGGTTTTCGAATGGAGTAAATGTAATAGACTTAGGTGCAGTATCGAAGGGTACCGCCGCCATAGTTTCTTTACATCCCATTACATCGATAGATGCAGTTAATTCAGAGTCACCACCGAAGTTTAAGGACATTTTATTCATACGTACGCCACTGAATTGTTGGTAAGTACTAATGTCCTTATAACCTTGTTCAAAGGTAGCAGATGGCATATCTGGGCCAATTTTAAAGACATGCTTCTTACCGGATCCTTGTGCTGTTGTAGTTGGAGCACCAAAGCCTAGCTTTAACCAATAGCCAAAGCCCAATACATCAACTGGTGGAACGATACTACCAGATGTATCGATATTACCGCGACTAGGTGCCGCAGGATTACGTGTACCTCGAATAACAGAGGAGTCATTCAAGTTTTGGCTAGCCTTTAAAGAAGAACTGATGATAGGCATTACCACGCCACCGGTAGATGGTGTAGTACCGAAGTCAGTTTCAAAGGCCATTGTAAGAGAAGATTGTGCACCTTGTGCACGTTTAGCTACTGCCATGTTTATCCTCCTAATATTCAACATTACCGCCAATTACGTGCGGTATTTCTATAGTGAGTGTGGCTTTACCCGGATATACCGGACGCCACGAGATATTGTCTGTTTCATAGTCAATGTTAATGACAGGATAGTTAGGGTTAACTGCCATGATACATTCGATGAGTAATTGGCCAAGTTCGTCACACTCGAAGGCTCCCGTGTATTTCACTACACGTCCTTCGCGTTCCGCCTCAACTCGTACTATTCCCCATACGAGTTGTAAGGTGTAAGAGTATGAACTTGCCAAGCCCTCGGACTTGTTATCCATCATGATGATCACGCACGGACAATCCTCTTCAAGAGGTGCGCCGGCGTCGTCATAACCGATGTAAATAGTTAAGTCTTTTCCGAAATGTTCCATACAGTAGTCGGTAATCTTCTGATTATCCTTAACCGCTTCCGCCCATCTATTAGCAATGACCGCTAGTGGAATAGTTTGCATTGCTACCTCACTTTATATGCTCGTCTACTTGAAGCGAACTGAGTGCTTTTGCCTAGTGCATATTCACCGATTTTAGACTCTAGGTAAGGTACCAACTTAGGCTGTAAGGATGTTTTCATCGGACCAAACGTTTTACGAGGTTTAATCCGAAATGATGTTTTACCTTTAGCAAGTTGAAAGCCACCGGCAAATAATGTCCTACGCATTGGCTCTGTGATTTGTTTCGTGTAACCACGCTCAATCTGTTCACCTAATCGTTTAGCAGACGATGATAACCACCCTACTTTTACTGATTGCGACCTGGCGTCGTATTGGTACCCAACTGCTCGGAACATTTTACCGAGAGGTGTGTATCCGACAGTGGTTTCCTTTACGCCACCGGCTATAAGTTGAGCTCGGGATTTAAGTCCCCATCCTTCCTTATACGCCTTACCGCCATCTTGATAGGCACGCCTTACTTTAGCGCCAAACGCTGCCTCGAATTGTGCCCTCATTGTAGGTGGCATGAAGTTAGCATATTTGTGGCCACCAGGTGAGCCGGATTTAATCCCTGCCTTGATTTCCTTCTGCATCATCCAACCGACTGACTTCATAGCTTTCCTTGTCCAGTCCGGTTTAGTCTTAGCTATAAATTCAAGATACGGTGTAGCAGTGTCAGTAATGGTAATTGGTGAATTACTCATGGTCTTACCGTCCTAACGTTGGCCACAATTTCAAGACAGTGCATTTTAGCGTCGCTATCGGAGATATGATCCACATACCACTTCTTACCATTGATGTAGATTACATCTTTAGTCCTAGGCATTGGCACGTCCTTAGTTCTAACCCATACCTTAGCCTTATCAGCTAACCCAGTTACGAATCCTGAACCTTTACCATCATACTCACCGATTTCTACACTAGCCTTAATCTGCTTACCTTCATATGTTATTTTTTCGCCAAATAAATCGAGTAAGGCGCTTTCATCATAGGTCAGCATATGTTATACCTCGTAGAGTGAATGCGGCCCGTGTGGACCGCATTTCATTAAAAATACAATAATTAGTTTTTCAACATTACTGTAACAGTATCTTGAGTTGCAGTCTTAGGTTCTACTGCAATGCCCAATGGGGTACCACCAGTTTTAACAGCTTTACCAGAAGCAAAGTTTACTGCGTCACCTACAGCGTATGTATCAGATTTATTAGCATCTACTTTGAATACGCCAGTTACTTTTAACGCACCCATTTCATCTTTCTTAATATCTGTTACTGCTACACCATGAAGTGCACCGGCTTCTACAATGTCACCGGCTTTAATATCTGTTGTTGCCACATAATTGATGCGGTCTGTTTCATATACGAATTTTGCCATATGTGTTTATCCCCCTAATTATTTACCAGCGTTTTTGTATACACCACGGAAGTCAAGAGCACTTACGCCACAGTCAAACGCGACTTTGTATTCGATACCATCTACTTCGAAGCCTTGACGAGTTTCAAGACGTGGAGTTTCAACGCCATTCAAGTAAGTTACTTCAATAGTGTCATGTTGAGTTGCGTCAGCTACTAAATACCATGCATCTGGATTAGTTAATTCAGCATCTGCTACAACTACGAAGCGACCTTTGTAAGGGTTAACTACACCGGAGTTTACGCCGTCTACTGCTGCAGTAGAGTTAACGATTTGGTATGCAGTCACTTCAAGTTCTGGAGGAACTACCAAGTATTTAGGTGTAATGTTAAGAGTAGCTTCACCTGTGATACCTTTTTGGCGACGCATAGCAGTAATTGCTTTCGCAATAGCTTTTACGGATAACGCTTCGCCAGTTGCTGCAACGTTACCATGTTTAGCATCAAACAATGCTACATTGTCTTGCATTGTAACGTTACCAGTTAATTGAGCGTATACCATTTTGTTTACTAAGCGTTTCGCAGCGGAACCGTATTTAGTAGCAATTTTGGAGAATAAGCCCAAGTCGTCATTGATGATCGCTTGACGAGTTAAGCTGAACAACTTACCATATGTAGCCACTTTAGTACGAGCAGATGCTTCACCTAAGAAGTCTTGTTGGAATTGGCCACCTTCTGGAACTAATTCAAGGTTACCTGCTTCGGACAATGCTACGCGTGCAGCTTCTTTGAAGTCACGGTTAGAGCCTTTACCTGCCCAAATTTGGAATGTAGTTTCTGCTTCGTTGAAGCCTGTCATTACAGATTTATTAGCAAGGTTAGCCATGATAGCAGGGAATGTAGATGTAGAGTTAATAGCTGCACGAGCCAATTCCATGTTATCGCCAAAGTTTACTGTAGAATCAGATTCACGGCGTAAGGATTCGCGAGCCAATTCAATCATGGAATAACCACGTAATTCTTGTGCCCCTGGCGCAGCATCTGCTACAGGGATACCTGCTGCCATCAATACTGCGTCTTGTGCTGCTGCACGGAATTTATCGCTTTCAGCTTCGCCCATTGTTACAGATACGCCTTTATTACGTGCACGTAATTGGTCCATTACCATTGCACGAGCTTCGTCAACGGATACGCCCATTACGATTGCTTCGTCAGCACCTTCTACATCGAAGTCACGGAACAATGCAGTAATTTCGGAAGTGCGTTTACGTTCTTGCTCCATAGCTTTTTGAAGGTCTGCTTGTGTCAAACCTGTTTCTACTGGTGTAGATTTTACTTCTTGAACTTCTAAAGTTTTTTCTTGATCCATACGTGTGTTATCCTCCTGTGTGTCAATACTTGTATGAATTTCTTCAGCACTACGTCCCACGCCAACAGTAGGGTCAGCAGGAACAGATACAATACTGATTTCTAAAGGTTCCCAATCCGTTACTACATAAGCCGGACCATTAAATCGACCGTTAGTAGATTTGGTATCTTCGTCTTCCAATACCTCATATCGGTAGATTGCATAGCCTACACTTACACCTTGTAGCGTACCGGACTGTACCTTTTGGAATATTGTTTCGGATTGTTCATCTGTGTCAAAGCGTACTAACGCTTTACCGCGGTTATCTTCTAGCCATACCTTCTCGATATGACCTACGACCGCATCACGATCATGGTTAAACAATACCGTACCTAAGCCATTGTTAAAGCGCTCAAGGTTGATGCACTCTTCATCGTGGCAAAGGATTTCATCGCCGAACCAACGGCCATATGGCGTCTCGGAAGAGAATGATAATTCTACTGTCCGACTATCGGTATCGACGTGGTCAATAGTAGTTTCTCGACAGTAGTTGCCAAGAACACTACGCTTTTGATGTTCACTCATTACTAGCCATCAGCTCCTTCCTGTGTAGTGTCATCATCGCCCATCGTTAGCGGTTGCAACTCACTGGAATAATCTAGTAACACCCCAAGCTCCTTAGCTCTGTCCTGTTCAAGTTTCCGTTGTTCAAGAACTTCTTCCCAATCACGTCCAGATGCTGCACACACATCCTCTAATGTTGTAAGACCGGATTTGATAGCTTCCTTATTAGCGTTAACTTCCTTAACAGGGTCAATCCATGACCACCCTGGAGCAAGCCAAGCTACCTCTTGGTATTTATCCTTGTTCGCTAAGTAGTCAGAAGGTAATTCACCCGCTAAGTAAAGGGCGTCAATAAAGGCTTTCCAAATCGGCATACAGAAGTGTCTGATTACAAATTTCTGCATTTGGCGGAATGTCTTTTGGTCCTCCAACAGGTTCTGGCGTGCTGCCGAGAAGTTACCAGATATATTACGCGCTACGATGTCAGCGCTCATGCCAAGACCGGAGGCAATTCTCCGAGTCTGAGTTGCCGAGTATTCGCTTGCAGTACCAGCGTTACGCTTAGGGTCTGCAAACTCGATGGACTCGCCAGGACTTAGGTGTCTAACCATACCTGGTGCCATTGTGATATTAGGTCTGCCTTTGCTATCTCTTGGTAGCATGGACGTTTGTCTTGCGGAGTTTTGAGAGGTTACAAAAACACTAAAGCACGCTGCAACTCGTGCGGCGATTAGATCAGCATCCATGTACTCGTCGATATCGTGAATCCTACGCAATACTAACGCCAATAAGCTTATGCCCCTAATCTGAGATGGACGTTTAGGTTTAAATAACAAAAAGGCTTGGTCTGTTGTTAACCGAACCGTATCAAAAGAACGTAATCCCATTGGGTCTGTTTGGCTTATGTGGTAAGCTACTGGCCTACCATGTTCCGTAACTTCTACACCGTTGATGATGTTATTCTTGCCGTTTGTGATACTTACTGCGCCAATGTTCTCCGCCTCTATCAACTGAATGGATAATGGTAAGTACGAGCCTTGTGAAGTCTTATTAACTAAAATCTCACCGTCGTACACCATACGTCTTAGAGCCATTTCTTGTAGTTCATAGAAATTAGAAATGCCCCTAATGTCAGCATTTTCAGGTTCCGCCCATTTGGCCCATGCTTTCTCGATTTTCTTATTAAGATCGTTGTTTAATTTGCCATTGCGATTTCGTACTTTAGCTTGTGGCACAATCCCTGCGCCGATTACATTTCGTAACAGTGCAATTACTGCAGCTTCTGCTAAGTCACTGTTCATCTCGGCAGCTCTTGCTCGACCACGTATGATATCGCGTGAACCTGTTGCAAGTTGCTCCGCGGTTCCATACGCCGGTTGCCAATCACTGTTTAGCCTATCCATAGATGCCGCATCATATTGACGTAACGCATCGCGGTAGGCTTGGCGCTCATATGCACGTTGTGGACTGACCCAACTGATTACTCTATCAATAATGTTCATCGTCCACCCCATGTCACGAATGCGTCAGCTTGATACCCATTGGACTCTTCATGTACTCGTTGCATTAGCGTTTGTTCACGTGCGTAAAGTACTGGTAAGTCAATCGTCTTGAAGCGTTTACCACCAATCTGTAACTCGGAATATCCTTTAGTTTCGATATCCTCGATGACTTGGCGCACACGTTCAAGTTGTTCATTTACATCGCTCATGGTTCACCTCCTATCTAAACCAATGATTCGTATTACCTATCCATGTACTATAGTCGATTTCTGCAGTGACGGGACCAGATTCGTCATCTCCCACGAGATCCGTTAAGTACTTCACCCCGGCAATGTCTGCTACCGCTGCATTGTATGTACATGTATCTAGCAAGTGATTCGTAGGGTGACCCGTGAGCGGTTTCCACTGCACAGTAACTTCACCTGTTTTCACATTGCGGATTTCTTGTTTTTCTTCCGACCGGAGATGGTCTGTATATTCTTGGGGACAATCCCTGAACAGATGGATTGTACCTAACTCATCTGTTGGCCGTACCATCCGAGCAAATATAAAGTCCTTCCAGTAGTCCGTATTAAGGACGTACAATTTGAGACCCCCGATAACACCCTTTTCAACGCTTGACATTGAGTACGGCGCCGTCATCGTCTTATGATTCGATGAACCCTTGAGCGGAATACATATTTCAGGGAATCTTGCACAGAATTGGTAAACCTCATCTGTCCTGAACCCTGAGTCAATACCGGCTTTCATTACCTGTCGTGGCTCCCCAAATTCACTTGGATACTCACGATTGACGATAATCTCTTCTAGGTCATCCCATGTACTTGCTTGGCCATAGTCGATTAAGTATGACTTAACGCCTGGCGCATATGCTCTCACTTCCCACCAGAAGTAATCGAGCTGTACGTCAACGCTAGCAATAAGGAGTGTAGCCTTATCTGGTACAACACCTCTGTCATACGTTGACTCTGTGAACTGGATATCTTGTGTGCTCTTAGTTTTAGCAGACCGCCAAGGTTCAGCTAGCCAAGAGTTGATAAAGTTCATTAATTGATCTGCATAATCCTTAGAGGATAGAAATTCGTAAGCTACCTTACCAAAGGCTACCCAAGGACTGTATATAGAGGATAGGTGGTATCCAACGGATCGTACTCTACAGTTTGGTACGTTCTCTGTTCGCCATTCACCTCTTCGCAGCATTTCCATTTTGTACTTATCTTGAATTGGTTCTTTACAGTGCTCACATTCGTAGTACGCTGTATCACGTACTAGGTCTTTATTGCCATTCGCACTTTCAGGCCATTTGATTTGTTTAAACTTGAGGGTCTGATATTCTCCGCAGTGTGGACAAGGTACATAGTACTCTTTCTGTGCGTGAGCGGATTTAAAGGCCCTCCATATATTCCCATTCTCTACCGTAGGTGTTGATACCATCACGTGTTTGGCATCAACGAACGTTTTAGTACGTTCTGTAGCCAACTTGATTGGATTGGCTTCCTTGCCGGAGAACGCCGGGTATTTATCTATTTCATCAAAGAATACATATTTGATTGCCCTAGACGCTAGACTCGATGGTGAGTTAGCACCGGACAATACCATATAATTGCCATTCGTAAAGTTTAGCTCCTTCTTCTGACTGGCGTTGGCATCATACATTTTCTCCAATGGTTCAGAGTTCTTTATCATTGGTTGTACACGTTTTTCACTGTTGAACTCTGCCAGGGCATCTGTTGGATATACCATCATGACAGGTGCTTGTGATTGATGTAGTGCATAACCAATCATATTAAGTTCTGCTTCCGTCTTACCTATCTGTGCACCGAAGCACAGTACAATTTGCTCAATCAGATCATTGTTAAGCATATCCATAGGTTCACGTAAGTATGGAGTACGGAGAGTGCGCCAAGGCCCTGGTTCAGCGCCGGTACTTGGTAGTACACGGAACTCATCAGCCCACTCAGATACGGTATATCGCTCTGGCGGTTTAAAGGCCTCTAGTTCGGGAGCTGTCCACGTAAACGAAATTTCATCGACGTTGTTTTTCCATGTCTTAACAGATTCAACTTTTGAATTCGTTTTATTTTTTCTTTTTGTGGTCGATTTCCGTTTTGGTGTACTTCCCTTCCCTCGAATAGCTTTCGAGGTACGTGTTGACACACTCATTCACCGTCCTCTCTACAATCACCCTTGTATCTGCGTCTGGGAATTCTTTGCTAACCGCTTTGGCTAGCAGACCAAGGGATGACTTTAGTTCTAATACGCGTCCAGTCCATTCGCGTTGTACATCAGCCACATCTATGTACTGACCATCTAGTACTTCGCTTAGTCGCTTTTCGCGCTTAGCTCTGGCTTCCTTATAGTCCGCCTCGGCTTCTAATTTTCGTTGCGCTGCCGACTTCGTTCCGTCCTTATCCTTTGACATTCCTAGCCAAACAAGGACTTCTCGAATGTTCCACCAACCGGTGGCCACCTTCGGCATACCTGCACGATTATGTCTACTGATCATCTCGGGTCCTAGGTCTAAGATTTGACATAAGACCGCAGTGGTTACTATAAGCTCACCATGTTCGCTGAACTTGACTTTAGGTCTCTCGACTGCCATTTCCGACCTCCTTTCTTAGTGTCCTCTCAGAAAGTACTTTCTACTTGATTTTTTCTCTCACAGGCGAATCAATATCGCGCGGAGCCGACCACCGCTGGTTTTATCGCTCGGAAGTACCTTTTTATCATTCATTCTCATTTAATGCTATATCGATAAAATCTGATGAAGTAACCAAAAAGGACTACGTGGTTGTGCCGTAGTCCTTAATGATTCCTTCTGCTTATAGCCCGTGGAGGAGTGTACAAGAAGGTATTCACTATGAACGTACCCTACAGCTTGTGGTTACGGAGGACTTTCCCTGGTTATCTTCCATACCACGCTTGTAGGTTACCATAAGTGTTACCTCTAATTGCATATCGTCTTTATTTATTTTTAGAAAATACTTGACAAAAACTTTTGACAGCGTTCCGTTGGATTGCATAGATACGTGCTTCGCTGTAGTTCATACTCTCAATGACCTCTTTCATGCTCATCCCGAAGTAGTATCGGTTCTCCAGGAATGTACGTTCAATGTCATTCGGTACCTTACATATATGTGTCCACAGTTCGTACCGCTCTTTAGATAAGATACGGGACTCTTCTGTCAAATCGTTCTGTGCTGTTTTTAGATTAAGCTGTTGCTCTGGATTGTTAGACCGCTCATCTTGTGCCTCAGCTTCAAGTCGCTGTAAGTGCGCCTCAATATCCTTCATCCGCCTACGGCTATTGAGTAATCGTTGTAGCTTTCTAACTCCAGGGTGTTTACTCCCAGTACATGATCTATTCATAGGCTCACCTATACCGCGGTATCGTCACTGCCAATCAGTTCGATATATCTTGCTAGATACCACTGCGCTTTTTTTAGGTCCTCTAACTTATCGCCCTTATGACCTGCACGTGAGATGTACTTAATAACATTACCCAAGTGGTACGGGAATTGTTGGTCTTCGATGAAATCGATAACTTCAATCTTGCCACGGTTATAATGTGACGGATGGTCAATCGCATTAGTGATGCGGTTAGACTTCTTATCAGTGGTAACATCATATAAGTCTTTAACACTATCAGCCGTAATATAAGACTCAGTAGTTTCCGTTTTGGAAATAACTGGAGCTACTTCATTAACCTTTTCAGATTGATTATCGTTAGGCAATACATTCTTCTTAGGCTCATTTAATTCCGCTCGGCATGTTGGACAGTTAACTGCTGGTCTACCTTTCCCTGTTTGCTCAAACATCGTTCCACACCGTTTACATTTTGTAAGGACCGATGATTCTTCTTTAGGTTTTTCCTTTGGCTCTTCTTTAGGTTTATCTTTATTAAGGATAGCCATCAACTCCTCCTTAGCACATTGCTTACAGTACTGCTCATTTTTTTTAGCTAAGAATTTACGATTACATTTAAGACATGTTCTTGCAACTGGCATTGTATAACCACCTTTCTATATATGGTTCATGGCTTTCCATTCTTCTAATGTGAAGATAGCTTTACCATGTTTTTGAGCATATTCAAATTCACCATTACATCCACGACTTGATTGCCAATCTGGACATAGTACTAAAATGTCACAATGACTAAGTAGTCCTATACAAATATCTAATCCTTTCTGGTACTCATCACCAGTTAGGTATACATAGCCATAATTATGGATAGGTGATACGTAGTCATGTTTTACATCATTTAGTACTAAATCACCCATGATCACATCAATCTTTTTACGGTTGCTTTCCTTACCACCAAATGGGTGAGCAACATATACAAGTTTTTTATTCATAGCGTCAACCTTTCACTGTAGTTCTTCTAACGTTTCAATGTGAACCCATATCCCTGTGACTGGGTTCCAATACTTTTCAGTAACTTCACTACACACCTGGGCATCATCATTCCAATAGTTGAGTGAAGTCATGCAATCTTTAAACAATTTAATAAGGTTATCTGTATCAGGCTTAGTGGTTTTCCATTGAGCCTTTTTACAATTAGCCTTACCAAAGCACCATTTGGTAACCAATCTAATTGGTCCTTGTATTGGATCCATAGGAGCATGTGGTACAAGCTCTTCTGTGAATAGCTTCCTAATAGCTTTCACATCTGCCGACTCATAGAACCTTGGTGTACCATTCTTAACAGTCACCCTTTTCTGTTGGTGGGTACCTGTTGGAACTTTACGAAGAGGAATAAAGAATTCAATTACCATTCTTATCACCTCTCATAGCCTGGTACTTTTCATACCTAGCTTTATCTTCGGCTTCCCATACTTCAACAGGAACGCCGAATATACGGTCAGTAATTGCAAACGTTTTAATTTGCTTAGTATTCAGCTCACATATTGGTACTTCTTCAAAGTATCTATCATATAGCTGTATCAATTCATTGTGAGCTATATGGTAATTAGCCAATGGTCTTATACTTTTAAATGGCTTCTTTTCACCACGTTCATACGCCCAGTCATTATCACCAGAAATATAACACCATCCTGTATGCTTAATTCCATCTTTCATGGTTATCCGTAAGCGTACCCATAATTCATTGGGAATCTTATTCACTGTAATTAGATCTGAGGACATATTTACACTTTCCTATTCTATTTCTAATATGCTTAATGTTATTACCAATATAAGCAACTACATCACATTGTGATTTACGTTCTTCAGCCTGCTTATCCATTTTGACTTTATACATTATGTAGCTCACACATTTACCATGACAGCCGACTGTGCGCAGCTCACAATTTTTACATGGAGTTTTCATATCTATTTACCCCTACCCAAACCTTTTTAATTGATTAGTTATAGGAGGCATATGGGTGGGGGAGTCTACGACCCCCACCAGGTGTGGTGGAGCTATTGTTAACCTATTAATTAATTATCAAGGTTAACATTTTCATTTGAAATAATTTCACCCATCTCAACTTTGAAGATAGGCATTTCTTTCAAATATCTTCTAAGAGTACTTTCAGAGATTTGCATAATATTCATTACTTCATTAATATCAGCTCGTCCACTAAAACCATTCTTAGCAGCAGCGATGTTAAATGCATCGACTAACTGTTGCTTCTTCTTCTCTTTGGCTGATTGCTTAGCCTTGTTCATTCTATTAAGCCCTTTATCTTGAGCATCTTTGAACATAGCCATTGATAAGAAGCCACTATCATCGACCTTATGAATTGGATATTCAAACCATAGATCAACAGGTTTGAACCGAGGGAACTCACGGAGCGTACCTTCCATTCTCCATGCAGTACATTGGCTAGTATCCACTGGAGCACCTTCTAGTTTATTTTCGTCGAGGTTCTCTGCTTCGATTTCTAGTAAGTCGATTAATGCATCTGGGTCTCGAGCAAATACACCGGAGCCGGATGCACGGTCCATAGACCGCTTAGCAGTTTGGTTGCCCTTAGAATGGTGGTGACAATAGATGACTGCGCATTTAAGTTCAGTACATACCTTATCAAATTGGTTACAGAAGTTAGCCATTTGGTCTGCGCTGTTTTCATCACCAGTAATTACCTTGTAGATAGGGTCAATAATGATAGCCTTATACCCTTTCTTTTCAGCTCTACGGATTAGCTTAGGCGCTAATTGGTCCATAGGCAGTGACTTGCCACGTAGGTTCCAAATGGATATGTTATCTAAGTTCTTTGGCGCCTGGTGTAGAGCCTCATACACGTCCTTAAATCGATGCAAACATGACGCACGATCAAGTTCCAAATTTACGTAGAGTACTTTACCCTGTGCACAGTCAAAGCCGAACCACGGTCTGCCTTCTGCTAAAGAGATACATAATTGGATAAGTGCGAAAGACTTACCGGCTTTAGATGGACCAGCAATTAGCATCTTATGACCTTCACGAAGGATACCATCAATTAAGCTAGGTGCAAGCTCCGGCATATTATCCCAAAGTGCTTCTAAATCTTCTGGTTCAGGTAGGTCATCATTGACAGTGGCTATCCATTCTTCCCATTCTTTGAATGACTCTTTACCAATGTTTGTAGCGATTAGAAATTGAGGTTTACCAGCACGCATAACACCAGGCATACGTGATAACCGGCTAGGGTTTTTATTTTGCTTATCAATCTTAAACCCATTTTTCTGCACGATTTGGTATAGGAAGTCTACTCGATTACGGTATTCGTTGTAATCACTTGCATCGATATGTACGATGGCATGGATACTCTTACCACCGCTATATACCATAGCTGCGATTGGTAACTCTAATTGTTCTAGGATAGCCTTCTGCTTTCCAAGTTCCATATTGTCAGACTCGATAAGTGCGAATTTGAACGATGCTACGTTATCATTCTTCACACCTTTTCCATCTAATGCATTAAATCGTATCCATGCACCCGCTTCTTCATCTAGGGTACCTATTGCATCATCAACCTTTTTATTAGCTCTCAGAGCGTCTAAAATTTGATTTTGTGTACGGCCATAACTACCTTTAGTCGGAGATTTGAGCTCAGTGCCGTCCTTATCTTGATGTACATATACAGTATTTACATAGCCAACATAATCATCTGGTTCAAACAATGCTTGAAGGTACTTTGTTAAGTCTTCCACTCGTTGTTCTTGAGGATAGTGCTTTGGAATGTCAATGTCAGAGGCTTCTACCCAGGTCTTATCAATAATTTTGTATGGATCCGGATTAGCCATAACCATAGTTCCGAAAGGAATTGCTGTTGCATCCCATTGAGTACTACGGTTAGATGTCCATCCATTCTCTTTAGCCATCTGAGTGATGGTGGCCCCTGTAATTTGTTTACCAGTATAAGCACCAAACGAATTCCATTTAGCTTCACATTCACCAGGATGGAACCGTTCACCGTCATTAGATGACCATTCTTCCCATACAAACATTGGATACCCTTCATGGTGAAGTGCAAGGCCTACGTTTAGCCATTCTTCGTAGGAGCAATCAACTGGGTCGATAAACTCCAATACTTCTCTTAAATCCAACTTTTTCTGTTCCATTTGCACTCCTTTATGATGGTTGGTATGTCGCAGGTTTAACTCCTTTCGGTATTCTCCAACCACTAGCAATAATTCGGCTTATCATGTTAGAGGCTTGGGTATTAGTCCAAGTACCAACATTTTTAAAGCCTTTATTTTCTAAAAATCTAATTTGCTTTGGAGTAGATAACCCCTCCGCCTTACGTTTGTGTAATCTATCAATGAGCATAGAAGCCTTCCCTGCATCCTCAATGGTGTCTGGATTAAGCCCAAAGTCCTCGATGGTTTTCTTTTGCTTGTCAGTAATACTTGATACTTGCCACCCGAACGTAGGTACATAATGGGTTAGATCCTCAGCTTGAATAGAAAACTCAAATTGTAATGGATCTACTAACTTAGCTTTTTTCTTACGCATTGCTGCAAGCTCTTTAGCAAGTGTTGCTTCACGTTCAGCTAGTACATCACGTTCGGCTTCTGCTTCTGCCGCCTCTAAGTCCATACTTGAAGTTTCAAGTATTTCCGTCATTTTAATAGCCACATCATTAGACTTAGCTATTAAGTGAGCAGGTCTACATAGTGAGTGCTTTTCATAGTGCCATAGGAAGTCGAGCACTAATAAGTGGTCTTTTCCTTCACATAACCTAGTACCTCGGCCAATCATTTGCGTATATAAGGCTCTTGATTTAGTCGGTCTAAGTACGATTACGCAGTCAACACTAGGGCAGTCCCACCCTTCTGTCAGTAGCATTGAATTACAGAGTACGTTGTATTTGCCATTGGCGAAGTCCTCTGTAATTTCATTACGGTCTTTGCTATTACCATTTACTTCGGCAGCATTAAACCCACGTTCAATGAGCATCTTGCAGAACTTTTGACTCGTTTCTATAAGCGGTAAGAATACCACTATTTTTCTATCTTTGTAGTCAAGTAACGTATCTGCAATTTGTTCTAAGTATGGATCTAATACTCTACCAATATCACCGGCTTGGAAGTCTCCAGCCGTTATCTTTACATTAGTAAAATCGATGTGTAATGGTAATGTCTGTACTCGTATCTTCACCAGGTAGCCACTACTGATAGCATCACGTAAGGTGTATTCATAAGCTAGGCTATCGAACACCTTGCCTAAGTTCTGCATATCTGACCTATCTGGTGTAGCAGTAACGCCGAGTATATCGGCCGTGTCAAAGTAATTTAATATAGCTTGATAGCTACTCGATAAAGCATGATGTGCTTCATCGATGATGATAGTATCAAAGTAGGATTTACTAAAAAGAGCTAGCCGGCTGTCACGGCATAAGGTTTGCACAGAACCGACTATGATGCGGTCCCATTTTCCTATGCATGACTGTTCAGCTTTCTCCATTGCTGTAGTCAGTCCAGAGGCTTGCATTATTTTATCTGAGGCTTGTTGAAGGAGCTCTTCACGATGCGCCAGGATTAATACACGCTTACCTCTTCTGACTGCCTCTTCAGCAATTTTGGCAAAACATATAGTCTTGCGTTAACCGCACCCCGTTGGCAACACCAACAGGGTACGTCTGTTTCCTTTCTCCCACTCTGACCATACGGCATTGACTGCCTCTGTCTGATAGGGTCTTAATTCCATTAGAACCCTCCGAAGCTATCTTCTTTAGGTTGAATGAACTTCTTGATTTCATTGGCAGTACCTTGTGTACCGTCATTCTTTTCATATAGTCTGTGACTCAATTCAAATTGACCTGTTTTGCCAATTAATAAGTCAGGGTTTGCTATAAACTTTTCACCTGGTTTAGCTAAACCAGTGGCGATAAAAACGTTGGCCACTTTCCACATCATGGAGGGGATCCAGTACAATCGTTCAGTGACTTTATTTTTACCTTGTGCACCACCGTCAGCCTCTAATGTGATAACTGCTTTAGGTGTGTTAGCCGGAATTTTAGCAGTAGCTGCGTCTGTGTAGCCTTTTTCTACATTAGTAATAACGAATGGATATACGCCTGCAGGAAGTAATGTAAATTCCGTTACCTCTGCTACTACTTCGGAGTTAAAACCTAATGCTTCTGTACCTAATTGTTCAAATGCGCTGCTCATAATCTATTACCTCGTTTCTATTTATTAATGAATTCAACAATTTTGTCCCACATAGGGATAATCCAACCTGTCACAAATGCTGGATCATAATTTTCAAATGGAGTACCTTGAGGATATTTACCACGAGCCACGACTACAGACTGTACTTGGTCTAATGTCACCCCATCCTTAGCCATTAAGTCTTTCAATGGTTTAGGGATAGCTGTTTCAACTAATGGTGTTTCATCTGCTACAGGTTCAGGCTTTGGTTCGGCTTTAGCTTTTGGCTTAGGCTCTACTTTTGGTTCTTCCTTAGTGATGACTTGGCCAGTTTGTTGTTTGGCCGCTTCAACTACTTCTGGTGCGTAGTCCTCAGTGCTAGCATTAGCTAATTCATCAGCCGCAGCAGTTGGTAGTACATCATCAGGAATTACGTGAGCGATTTGGCTATATTCAAATGGCATCACATCAGGCAATCCATGACGGTTCTTAGCGTCCCACGCCGGAGAGTGTGAGGCGTACATCAATCGCTTGCCATTGACTGCCTTTTTCTTATTAGTAGTTGATGTAATGATTTCATTCTTATAGTTTGCGAAGAGCACCATATCAGCCCATTCTTTAATAAGAGGAGAAGTTTGACTACCTGTTTTCTTACCTAGCTTTAATTCAAAGCGATCATATGCACCTAATTCGTCCGGTTGCTCAAACTTACGGATTTGTGTGTGTGCCGTAAGCACTACGTTCATACCGGCATCAATTACTTCATCAAGGAGGTTAAGAAAGCGCCCCATTTCTTCACGTACAAATACATAGCCTGTACCGTAAGGGAACTCTTCAATACCTTTCTTTTGATGTTGAGCACAGATATGTTCCACACATAACTGTTCAGCCCAATCGACGGTATCAATAACTAATGTTTGATAGCCACCTGGCATCATGGCAAATTCCTTTACGAAGGAGATTAGCATTGTCCATGATGTAGGCTTTTCAGTACGAGCCACATCTAAGTGGTCGGTACTGCTTTCTGTATCAATGAATACTGGAGAAGGGAAGTGACTTGCGAAGGTAGTTTTACCAATACCTTCGGTGCCATACAAAACAACTTTTTGAGCACGTTTACGTTTACCTGTTACAATCTTCATTAAAATTCACCCCAATCGTTTTCTACTTTAGGTTCTTCGATTACATCTTCTTTAGGTTTTGTTTTAGCTTTTGGCTTAGTCTTTGTGGGTTTTCCTGTAGTACTGAACTCTTCACATTTAATATGGCCATCTTCAATGATGATTGAGCACTCATCCAGGTTGTTTGTTACGCGGGTCGCGATAACTTGTAACCCCTCTTGCTCTAACCAACCGCCGAACTCTTTCATTGTTTCGAGGTCCATTTGCTCCATTTTGTCCATTAAGACAAACCCACATTTAGGGTTGAGCGCTCTAACGATGGCTGTGGCCACTTTCAGTTGTTCAGCACCACTCATGCAGTCCCATTGTCTGCCATTGTAAATAAGCACGCCTTCCTGAATAGATAGACCAGGTAGTGGCATATCCACAGACTCAAGTAATTTATTTTTACGATCACGAATATCTTGAATGCTATCCGTCAATTCATCATATTCTTGCTTAAAGTCTGCAGCTTCTTGCAAAGCACGTTGCCGTTCTTGGTTAGCACGTACCTTAGAGTTGATTTCATCAACAGACTTAATTTGCTCTTCAAGTTCTGCCGTGGACTCATCTTCTAAGTCTTTTGCTGCAGTAGTTGCAATTTCATAATCTTCTGCTAACTGTGTTTGTTTGGCTTGTAGTTCTTCTAGCTTTTTCTGAGCTTCATCAACCAAGTTATTTACAGTGACCATTTGAGCCTTGATAGCAGATACGTTATTTCGTTTCTTTTGGTTTTCAGCATTCCGAAGAAGGATATCTTGCTGTTGTTTGATAAGTTCAGATGCACTTACAGGTTCATTAGGTGCATCATCATACGCTGGCAACTCTTTAGCGTATTTATCTTTTTGAGTGGCAATTTGCCCTATGGAGTGACGTTTAGCGTACACCTCTTGGTATTCACCTTCGAGTTTCTTTAACTCGTATTCTACGCCCAATAATTGAAGTAGTTCGTTAGCCTTTTCTTTGTCGCTCATTTCCATGAACTTAGGAAGGTCTAAAGCTAATTGCCCGATAAATGTATCTAAAATCTTTTGGCCAGATTTCTTACCTTCTGGATCCAATACTTTAAGAGTGCTATTAGCACCAGTGCGAGTTACCACCAATCCATTGGATAGCTTGACTTCAAGTTTAGGTGGATTATAGCTACCTTCACGTGCTGCACTGGAAGGTTCAAATTTAGCACCACCAAGCGCCCATGCGATAGCATCTAAAATAGATGTTTTACCTTGGCCATTCTTCCCACCTATTACAGTCAGACCATTTTCTGTAGGTTCATAAGATACCGCTTTAACGCGTTTCACATTTTCCAATTCAAAGGAATTGATTTTTATTTTGTCCATTATGTTTACCTTTCTTGTAGTATTAGTAATCTTGTACTTGGAATATTGTTTCTATAGGGACCTTAAGTCCATCTGCAATTAGAACAGCGGTTTTAAATCTAGCCACTTTCTCGTTTCTTAAATAGCTATATAGTGTGACGAAATGTACTCCACATATTTCAGCAGCATCTTTTACTGTTAGCTTTCGCTTAGATAACAACACCTTAAATTCATTAATCTTTAATCTATATCCAAACCTATTCCCCCATGAGTTTTGTTTAATAGTGGTACGTTTGAATATAGAATTAAAAGAGACTCTTAAGCTCTTTGCTATAAGTTCTGCTGTGGATATTCGGCAACAGTCACCACGATTTAGCTTGATAATTCTTGGACTAATACCGACCTCATTACACCAGGTCACAAAGCCGTATATTGTACGTTCATAGACTAATTTCTTTAAATCAAGTCCTTTTCTTAATACAGCCATGTGCATAACGGGATGTGGACCGCTATAGTCTTTCATAACTAATCACCTCACCAAAGAGAACAGTAATTTGCACATTAAATATGGATGCTATGGCTTGAGCTGTATGGAAGTCTACCCTATTGCCAAGTAATAATCTTCGCATAGTAGATTTCGATATCTTAGCAGCATCTTGTATTGACTTCTGAGTTTTAAACTCGTTTGCCTTAGCGTTCCATAATTCATAGAACACATCCTGGCGTAGCCTAAAATTTCTTTCAGTGCGTGCCATACAAACGTTCCTTTAGATACTTAATGCGTTCATGTTGGGTAGCAGATATGATCAACAAGCCACCTAACATGATTTGCATCAAGAACCCTCCGAATGATACTCGGTCAAGTTCTAGAGAACCCATAGCTCCGATGATTAGGATAAAACCAATTACTTTTATTACAGACATCATTCTTGCACCCTCACGTTATACAACTGTTTTTAATATCCATGCGCAGAACGCCAGTCCTGTACCAACGGATATAAAAGTACCAAGTATTAATAGGATAATTCCGAAAAATTCTTTGAAATTAAAGTCCATTTTTTTACCCTCGTATGATTAATGAATGTGAGCTTCTTTGAATTCTTTATCAATTCGGCTAACCGTCCATCCTAGTGTGTTAGCGAGATAGAACCGGAAGCCTTCTTTATCAATGGAGAAGGTTCTGCCTTTCTTGCCCTGGCATTGCCAACATTGTGCGAATGGGAATTTATCCCTGGCGATACATTCTCGTACCGCAGTTAGTGACCAACCGAGAACTGTGGCCATTTGGCATATGGAAATTGTCTTTTTAATCATAGTCACATACTCCTTTATGATGTATAATCAGCTTAAATCGAATTATTTTTGATTGAGCCTCTTCGGTATTTGCGGTACCGAGGGGGCTATCTTTCTGCATATAGTGGCTGACCGTTCTTTCTAACAGGTAAGGTCCGCGCTTTTGTTGGCGGTTCTTTACTTGTCATTCCTAGGTAAGTTGACACTAATGCGATCCTTGCACTAATCAAGTCTGCTACGGTTTGGACTTCTTCCAAGTACCCATTGTCCAGGGTACTTATAATGTACCTATCCAATGCAGCGACTACTGGAGTAATATCCAGTACTTGTTGGTTCATTGTGAATACCTCCGTTATTCATGTAGTACGATATTTCGTGTTAGTCGATAAAAAAAAGATCGTCTAAAGAGTCTTGGATATCTAAAGCATTCTTAATTCTAACTGCTTCGTCAAAGAGTAACGGGGATTTACCACTTAATTTTGCTACTAAGGTCATGTAACGAATACCAGTTTTATTAGCTAGTTCTTTACGACTCCAACCTCGTCTTGCTAATTCAGCGTTTACGTTTTTATACAT